TGTATATCAAACTAGATTAACTAAGGACACAGTAAACGAAAGGGTACGAAGTCCTATGAGTATGTGGGAGACGAAAGAAACTTACATAGATAATAATTTACAAAATGTAATTAACCGACTTCATGAATATTATAAATAAGGAGAACTATGAGTCATCCAGGCAATGACGAAATTATAGATGCGAAAAGAGATAACCTACTGGAAATAACTGGTTTAGATCCAAAACGCCTTACTCAAATTGAAAAGATGGTAGATTCTGCTACAGAAATGGGTATTGCTGTAGTACAAGACATTGCCGTGGAAGTTCTAAAAAGAAAACCAGGTATGTCTGTTAAGGAATTTACTAAAGTATTAGATGATTATCTTGTTCAAAAAAAGGTTCAAGCTAATAATAACGGCTGATTTAAAGCCACTTACATTAACAATAGAAAGGATATAACTTATGAGTGAATGGGAACTACCCAAAGGAACAGAGACACAATCTATCGAAAGAATGGGTGGTGGATTTGCATGGGAATCTGGAGTGTACGATGCCACTATTAAAATGGTGTATCTAAATCAGTCCGCAAAAGAAGCAGTAAGCTTTAATATTATTCTTGAAAAGAATGGTGGTAATTTTGCACAACTCAAAGAAAGTTTTTGGGTTAGATCTGGTAAAGCTAAAGGTAATAAAGTTACCTTCACAAAAGACGGTAAAGAGTATCCTCTTCCTGGATATTCAATTGCAAAGTCTATGTGTATAGCCGCTACTGGTGAAAATTTACCTAAATGCATGGACTCCGCAGAGAAGAAACAAGTTAAGATCTGGAATCCAGAGCAAAAGAAAGAAATGCCTACAGAACGACCAGTACTAACAAGCTTAATTGGTAAAACAATTAAGGTAGCTGTTCATCAAGTAATCGAGGATAAACAAGCTAAAGACGCCAGTGGAAACTATGTATCTACAGGTGACTCTCGTACTGTCAATCAATGTAAGTTCTTCGGTAATTCAGACGGTAAAACTGCTGAAGAGATTACAGAGAATAAACCTGCTGCTATGTTCGATAAGTGGGCCCAGAAGAATACGGGGACTGTTATCGATAAATCTACCAAAACTAAAAATGGTAGTTCTGCAGCAGACATCATGGGAGCCGCACCTGAAGCTAAAGGTTCGTTATTCCAAACTGAACCTCCAATTTAATGCGTATAGCAGGCATTGATCCGGGGGCTAATGGAGCAATCGCTGTTCTGGATTCAGAGAATCCAGACAGCGTTGCTCTGTTAGATCTACAAAAAGTTAGTATTTACAAAACTACAGAATGGTTACATAACCAAAAAGTAAGTGCTGTTTGGTTAGAGAATGTACATTCATTATTTGGAATGTCTGCAAAATCAAATTTTAGATTTGGTAGAAATTTTGGTATAGCACTTGCAATAGCCAAGATAGGAACTTCCGATGGGCCTATCCATCAAGTTACTCCAAAAATTTGGCAGCAGGCCGTAGGTGTTACTGTTAAAGGAAAACCAATTAAAAAACAAGTAGCTAGTATAGCTCAGGATAAATATCCCACAGCTTCATTATATGGCCCTCGAGGAGGGTTATTAGATGGACGATCTGATGCATTAATGATCGCTCATTATGGATTAAACCATGAGGAGAAATATATATGAAAGAATTTAACGAAAATATTAGCAAAATGGAGCAATTTTTCGCTGATGATATGGCAACAACTTTAAGAAAAATGGCAAACAAACTCAATAAAACTCCGTGGCAGGCAACGGAAGAAAAGAAAGAACGCTCCTCTTTATTGAGCAGAATAGCTGAAGTTGAATCGGAGTTAACAACTATTAAAGATAGCTTGTTTGAATTTTATACTTATATAAATAAGGAAAAGATAGAAACCACAACAAAGGAGGAAGCATGAACATAGATATAGAAGCTATCGTACGCGAAGAAGTTCGTAGCTTTATTAGAGAAAATCTTATTATTAATAATGTACCTAATGAAACAGTAGAAGTTACAGTTAATACTAAACGTAAAAGTAATAGAGGCAAAGCTAACATAGTCTGG